CAATAGAAAAATATGAAAGTATAAACAAATTTGTGTTAAGTTGTCAACTAATAATGGACAATAGCAAACAAAATATGGTATAATAGGAAAGAGAAAGGGGAAATAAAAATGGCGTTATCAAACGAGGAAAGAGAAGTATTATTTGCAACAATTACTGAAAGTGAAGAAATCGAGGGTAGAGCAGAAGCAATTTTAAATGTTCGTGTTGAATTGAATGAAGAAACAGAAAATCGTGTTGATTTGGAAAACAAGTATAAAGAGCTTGAAACAAAATACACAAAAAATCAAGAAGAAATGATAAAATTATTACATTCAATCCCACAATCTCAAAAGAATAATAATGGTGGAAATGCAGACCCAACACCACCAAATACATTAATGGGTTTCGCTAAATTAAAAGGCGGATAAAAATGAATAAAGATGAATCATTAATTTCTGAATTAATTTCTGAATTAATTTCTGAATTAATTGTTTTACAAACAATGGTCAAACATACATTTTCAAAAATGTTGAAAATTTTTTACCAACAACAACAGGTTTTAAATTTGACTATACAGGTGTAGCAACAAATGTCAAAAGAAAAGCAGTATTTAATAACACATCCGTAAGCGGATATGCTTTAAATTAAAAAGGAGGATAACAAAATGGCTTTTATTAATAATGAAATGATTACAAATGCTTTGAATGGTATGCCAGTTCACGAAATTATCAATGCAGTATGGGAAGAATCAAGTCCATATTTTCAGCGTTCTGTAACACCCGCAACAATGGGAAATATTCGAAATACTGGTGACGGTATTAATGCTAATCCCGCTTTACAAAATGAATTCTTAAACTTGTTAATTGTTAATGCAATTCCTATTGCTTTTTCATCACCAAATTTACGAAACGATTTTAAATGGGCGCAAGGCGAAACCATCCCTTACGGAAAAACATTACAAGAAACTGCTACAGATGTAATCGAACCTTTACAGTTTGATATGTACAATGCAGAATTTAAATCAAAAGAAATTTTTGTTCCTAAAGTATTGACACGTTTTTATGTTAAAAATCGTGAAGAACAATATCCTTTAACTGTATCAAAACAACAATTAATGACTGCTTTTGAAAATGATGCTAGCTTTATGCGTTTCTTTTCAAGCCTATTAAATACTTTAAATGATTCTAACGAACGTTCAGAATATAAATATACCGTTGGTTTGATTGAAGAATATTATAAGAAAAATAAATTCTTTGTTGTTGAAGCACCTAACGTTCTTAGCGGCACAGCACAAGATGCAGAACATTTTATTGAAGTTATTAATACTCATGCAATGACAATGAGTTTAGGTGTTGGTACACGAATTTATAACAATCAAGGATTAGTTACGCGTACAGATATGTCGCGTTTACATTTATTCGTTACACCAGCAATGCTTTCACGTTTAAAACTAGGTGTATGGGCAAAAGCATTTAATCTTAGTGAAGCAGAATTTAAACCTAATATTCATTTAATTGATAAGTTTGGGGATTCACCAGAAATTCAAGCGGTATTGGTGGATGAAGAATGGTTTCGTATCCATCCAAATTATCGTGAAATGTCTAAAGATGAAAATGGTCGTGGGCTTTATACAAACTATTGGTGGAATTGTTGGGACACATTCGCTGCATCTGATTTTAAAAATGCGGTTGTAATTATTGATAAAGATTTAGATGTGCCAGTTTATGATGTAATTATTCCAATGGCTACAGTTGATGGTAGACGTGGGGCTGAAATTCCGTATGACTATATCATTCGCCAAACTGATGATGTTGTATACACACCAGTATTTAAAGTAATAGCTCCAGATGGTGGTGTTACATTAGACACTCAAACTAAATTTACTGGAAACGTATTAAAAATTTCGCCTAATGAAAAGAATACAACTCTACAAATCACAGCAGCAGTAACACATACAACTGGTACTGGTGAAGCTAAAGTTGATACATTAGTTGTGGGTCGTGCAATGGTTAAAGTAGTGAAATAGAAAGAAGGATGAAAAATGGCTGGAAATGTTTCAACTAGAATAGAAATTTTTTCCAACCTATCTTATCCGCTTGATAATTCACATGTAAGGCGGTTTGATAACTTAGTTAATCAAACCGCTTTTTTTGATTCAAGGGTTAAGGCTTGGGTTGGCGAAAACTATAAGTATAATAGAGTAGATAACTATGAATTTGAATTATTGATAAAAGGTTCTATTAAAAACACGCAACAACTAGGATATGCTAGAATAAAAAATATTTTTGATGGTGATAAATGGTATTACTGTTTTATAAATAAAGTTGTATATGTTGATGATTTAACCGTAAAACTTCAATTAACATTAGACTTTTATCAGACTTATTGTTTTGATATGAATATATTACCCTCTTATGTAGAAAGACATCATACAAGACTTTATAACCCAGATGGTTCACCAGTTATAAATACAACAGAGGAAAATCTTGATTATGGTAAACAGTATAGAATTGTAAATAATAGTGAAGTTAAGTATACTGAAATTTACATGCTAGGGATAATTTCTACTAAACAATTAGGAGATACAACTTCTTTACCAACTGATAAATATGTTGGTTTGCCTACTCCGCTTTATTATTATTACATCCCATACACACTAAATGAAAATAAAGCTATTCAAGTTAAATGGGCTAATAAAACAAGATATGTTCCTTTATTGATTGAAATATTCAAACAACTTCAAACCAGTAGTGAGATAGTAAATTCAATTGTTAGTTTATACACAACATTATATACAGGTGTTGATTTTAATAGTGTATATCATAAAGATACTGGAATATTAGATTTAGATTCTTTGGATGAAAAAACACAAGAAGGTTTAATTGTAGAATCTTTTAAAATAGTTTCAGCAGATGATGCTAGCCTTATCCGTATAGCAAACATTAAACAATTTAAAGATATTGAAATATTCAAATTAAATAAATATTCTGGTGTCCCTAATTATGTTGAAAGTAAATTAAAAATGAGTCCTTACACTATTATAACTATGACTGATTTAAAAGGAAATCAAATGGATATTGAACCAGAATTTATTTCGGACATGGATATGAAAATAAGAGCTAGAGGTTCGGCAGGCACACAAAATAAAATTGGCTATTACATTTCAAATTATTTGGTTAACCAAAATAACGTTAATGATGCTTCATCCTATTTACATTCTATGATTGATGAAAATCCTAATAATGCCCCTATTGTTACAGATGCAGTTGCAGATTATACACAAGGGAATATTAATAGTATTGAAACTAAAAAATCATTATCTGAAAGAAACAGAAACGTTGAAATAGCTACAGGCGCATTAAATATGATTCCTTCATTATTTACAGGTGCAGTAGGTGCGGGATTCGGTGTTACAAGTTTTGCTACAGGTGCAATAAATGCTGAAAATAGACATTATAATGACATTAAAACATTAGAAGCTAAACAAAAAGATATAGAAAATATCCCACCAAATGCTAAAAATATGGGTGGTAATGCTTCTTACGAATGGGGAAACAGGTTAATATTTCCTAGAATGGTTATAAAAACTGTAACAGCAGAAAAAGCTAAAAAACTTAGTGATTATTTTGGGATGTATGGGTATCAAGTTAACGAATTAACACAACCTAATGTAAATACCAGAACAAAATGGAATTATGTAAAATGTACAACGCTAAACGTTCAAAGTGGTATGAATAGGGAAATAATTTTAAAATTCAAAGAAATATTTGAAAAAGGTGTCACACTTTGGCATGATGATGATATGTTTAATTACAATAGAGTTAATGAGGTGAAATAATGAGTAGAAAAAGAAATAGACAAACCAAACCAGATGAAAACTCAAATGCAACTTGGAAGAATAAAAACACACGTGGTAAAAACTTAATGGTTCCACAAATAAATAAGCATAGAATTTATTTCAATCATTATTATACATGGTTGCAACAAATTGCTTACCAACTTTTTGAGTGGGAAGGTTTGCCAGATGATGTTCCACCACTTATGATTGAAATGATGTTGCACGAAATGGGAACAGTTGGGTTTTCACGAAAAGTTGATAAGAATGGTATAGCAACCCATGCAGTTGTAAGTGGTATTGGTGAAATGGTTGGAACCTATAATGTACCTACCAGTTTTAGAAGTACAGACCGTTTTTTCAGTGATATATCTTTTCCAGTATATTATTATGGTAGATACAAATTCCCTAATTCTGGCTTATTGATTAAAAATAGAATAGGATATTTTAATAGTGTTTACGATTTATCCAGTTTAACTGGTTTTGCAATGTATGCTGAAAAATTAGCCTTCTTAAAAGTTGTTTCAGATATAAATTTAAATGCACAAAAGACACCTATTGTTGTAACAACAGATGAAGTAAACATGTTAGAAATGCAACGATTGTATGATAGCTATGACGGAAATATGCCAGTATTTTATACTAGGGATGTAGTTGACGAAAACGGTAATAAATTAAAAGGTGACCAACTTCATGAAAGAGTAAATGTATTAAAAACTGATTCGCCTTATTTGTTGGACAAAATAAGTATGCAAGAAGAAAGAGAATGGAACAACGCTATGACATGGTTATCCTTAGATAGTATATCAACAAACAAAAAAGAAAGATTGGTAACAAGTGAAGCTGATGCGAATAAACAACAATCAACAGCTATGCAAAATTCAATGTTAAAAGCTAGGGAAGAATTTTGTATTTTAGCAAACCAATTATGGGATTGGAATATCAGTGTTAGACCTACTCAAAAAATTTTTTATGATGAAATGGGGAATGGTTATGGCAACTCAAATGAGGACAACATCAACAATTCTTAGATGGTTGGAACATATGGAAGATGAACCAGAAATACCAATGAAAACAAAAGATTTATTATTTTGGAAATTTAAAATTTTTATGGATGATGTCAATTTTAAATTTGATGTTTTTGAAAC